GGCGTATGAAATGCGGCCTTGAGCATCCTCATAGATATAGCCCAATCCTGATGTGGCCAAATCTGACACTAAAGAATAAACATCTGTGCGGTCTGATGATCGTGCAGCTAGTTCATATTCACCTGGGCGATCAATTTCCCCAAGTCCCACATTTTCAGCCGTGGCCCATGTTGTAGTTGGATCGTATGTCTGCCATTGCAGAGCTGCTGGTACTTCGCCCCAATTGTTAAGTAGCAAATCACTTAAAATCTCATATATTTGGTCGCCATCAAAATCTTGTGCCAACACACCATTTGTCAAAGCCTTTTGCAACCTGCTCAAGGCTCCCAATGCTGTGATTTGTATTTCTTGCGTTGTAGCTATATTGCCCGTTTGTGCCACTCTGATTTCTAGATCAACAATTGTGCCGCCAAAAATAGGCACATAGGTAGCTGTGGAATCTTGCAGCTCAATAGTCACCGAGTCATTTATTTGAATATCGACTTGCGTTTGTTCAAGGTTTATTAAAGTAAGATTGACATAACCAGCCTGTGCTTGCTCATAAATGTTAGTGCGACCGCTGACAATTTTTAGGTTGGCTAAGGCGTAATTTGTATAAATTGTGCCATCAATGGTTACGCGCCAAATTGGGTTCCAAATTGTCATACGCCAACCAATGCAGTTGCGCCACCGGTGCCTCTAAAAAATGCGTCATTGACTGTATTGACAATGGTACGCGCTGTGCCTTCTTTATCAACTGCGCCACTCACATTGATGGTAATAGATGGCGTTGCCACGGCTGCTGCCGCTGCCGCCGCCGCTGCTGCCACTCTTGATGCATTTGCCGCCTCATTTGCAGCTAAAGCTTCTGCTGCTAATCGAGCGGCATTTTGTGCATCAGTAATCCCACCGGCTCCAGCAAATCTTGCCGCGTTTTGTGAGTCTGTAGCTGCGCCGCCTGCTTTAGCAGCAATACGGGCAATTGCAGCATCTCTGTCCGCTCCGGCTGGTGCAAATCTTGCAATTGACTCATCGGTTGGGCCTTGTCGGGTTCCGGTTGTAGTACCAAAACCGCTGATTGCCCCCGGCGCACCGCTGGTTGCAAATTTGCTTGAATCAAAATCCACGTCAATATCTGATCTATTGGCTAAAGCATTGGCTCCTGATAAAACGGCAGCGGCTAAAGCAACCGCACCCACACCAAGCAATGGATTAAGCGCAAAGGCCGTTGCCACACCTGCCACAATAGCTGATGCTTTTAAAGCGTTATAGGCATTAACTAGTGTTTTAATTGCGGCAATTGTTGCTGCAACACCAGCTGCAATCTTAGAAACCACAAAAACCGCTCCAATCACACCTGCTAAGATAATCAATTCATCTTTAAAATCAACAACAATTTTTATCAATCCGTTAATGCGCTGGCCCCACAATTTTGCCGATTGTTCAGATTCACTTAGCGATTCATCTAGACCTTCTTTACCACTTAAACCATAGGCAAATTGCTTAATCAAAGGAATTATTTGCTTAGAAAAAACGGTCGCTAGTTGTAACACAATAGGCAATAAAGCTTCGCCAATAATGAGTTTTGTGTTTTCAAGTTCTGCCGTCAAAATCTTAGTTTGATTGGCTAAGCCATCAGATGTTCTTGCAAAATCGCCTTGAGCAGCGGTCGTTTGTTCATAAATGACCTTCTGCGCTGCTAACACTTTTTGCTGTGGAGTTAGTGCATTTTTTGTGTTGCTAATCAATCCAAGCTCTAAAGCTGCGCTTTTAAGTGTTGCATCATCCAGTAAAACGCCAAATTTTCTTAGCGGTTCGGCTTCACCTCGTAAAGCTGATCCAATAGCGTTGATTGCTTCATCTTGGCTTACATTGTTAAAAGAGGCTAAATCTGCTGCAAGCGATACAAAGTCAGTTGAAAAATTGACTAATGCTTGGCCGCTCAATCCGGCAGATTTACCAAAAATAGCAAAATTAGCTGCGGCATCTAAAGCCTGTTGCTGTGTTTGACCCAATGATTGAGCAGCACCTTCGGCAAACTTTTTAATCTCGTTGGCTGAATCTCCAAATAAAACACCAACCTTTGAAACAGTCTCGCCTAAATCAGATGCAGCTTTGATTGAATCAATTGCAATTTTGCCAGCAAAAACTACCGCTGCTGCTGTTGCCACTTTAAAAGCAGTTGTAATTTGGTCGCTAAAACCTTGCAATTTACCTGTAAAGCCTGAAACATCAGCTTCACCAGCTTTCAGAGATTTTCTTAGGTTATCAACATCCGCTAAAATTGAAAGTTTAAGTGTGCGTGATCCTTGCGCTACCATGTCACCACTCCTTCAAAATCTTGCTAAATGCATCTTGCCATTCAGCAATCAAATGCGGTTGTTCTTCTTTTAATGTAGGATAAATAAACCAACCTTTTGAGCCGCGACCTTGACGACCCGACCAAATTGGAAATTGCTTGAATTTGTTTGATCCAAATTCATAGCCGCCCCAAAGCTGCTGAGTAGTGCCACCTCCAGAAAATTTCTGAGATGCAAAGCCAAAAGACATTTCGCCAACCTTTGAGGATTTGCTGACGCGTGAGCCTTCTGCAATTCTTCTAGATGCTTTGTCTCGGCCTTGCGATTTAGAAATAATTTTGGTTTGAAGATAAGTGGCAAGGCCATTTGAAACAGATTTTGCCTTTGTAACAGCAACCTCATCCATGGCTTTAAAGGCACCGACAATTGATCGCAATTCTGATCTATCAAATGCGATTGAATCCTCAGCCATTTCGCTTCTCCAAAATCTCGATTGCCGTTAGTAAATCCTCAGCTGTTTTAAATTCGCTAAGAGGTTGGCCACTAGCTATGGCTACCTCCCAAAGAATCCTATTTATGCTTCCGGACTTATAGCTTTTGGGTTTGCATCACCGACAATTATGTCAGCAACAGTCTCGCACCAAATTTCAAATGGCTTAGCTGGTTTGCCCGCCATTTCTCTTTTCATTGCGTGGTAGGCAAGAAACAACAGATCGGACACGCCCATTTTGTCTTGAGCTTGTCCAATCGTGTTGCCAGTCTTGTTTTCCCATTTTGCCCATTCTGCTGGATGTGCAATGTATGTCTCAGCATTGCCGTCCGTATATTCGATTGTGATTGGTAGTTTCATGCTCCCGTATCCTTTTCTTAGCTAAATGTTGCTACTGGTGTGGTTACACATGTAAATGCAAGCGAAACAGTCTGTGCATCTGGTGCAGTACCACCAGCTGATGGCAGTATTGGCTGGACATCAAATGCAAATGATGCACCTGTGTCAGCTACAAGCACAACCGCTAATCCAGTCTGTGGTGCGCTTGTTGCAGCTGTCCAAAGTGCTTCGCATAGTGATGATGCTGCTCCCCAGTCTGCTAGCATTTCGACAGCAAATGATCCTTGGGTGTCAGTCGTATAATAAGATTTTCCGTCCAAAAGCTGAAATGTTTGAATTGTCGAATCAACAGTTAATGTTGCTGATGTGGCTTGAGCATCGTATGTATCACCTTCAATGGTGAAAGTGATGTCTCTGCCGGTGATGATTGTTGTTGGCATGGTTTCTCCTTAGTTGGTGTAATAGGTGCTGACTTGTAAATCGGCTGTGAGGTATTTGCCCGCACCGACTTCCAATGGTTGAGGTTGATTGACATTGCCGACTACATAGCCATTTGGCATTGTGCTAATGATGTCAATCATTAGTTGTTCGAGGTTGTCCAAAGCTGCTGCATTATTCATGTACGCGACAACACCTGTGACAGTTAAATTGACTTTGACTTTTGTGGTTGCTCCATTAATTAAAACGCTTTCAAGATAAGGTGCATCCGGAATTAAACAGATGCTTGGGCTAGTCATTGCCTCTGGAATGCCGTTATAGACATTGGCTGCAATTGTTGAAAGTGCGGTCTGTAATGGTGTGCGGATGTCGGCTTCAATGGTCATTGGCACATTGCCTCGACATCCAAGAATGGGCCTAAGAGGCCAACGACTCTATTTGTTAAGCTGCGACCAAGCACAAATGGTGATGGCTGAAAATTGTCTGCCATGATTTGATTGCCGGGAGCTGTAATGCTTTGAAAAATTTCAACCGAAACCACCAAAATTGCGTTTTCAATTGGCGGTGTGCTTGCGTAGAGCTGTGCAGCTGATGATCCGCTCAATGTAGCCAATGCGCTTGGAATGAATGGCAATGGGTAAGTCCGGTCAGCTGCT